GGATCGACGGGGGGCCAGTCCAATGAGCGGCCCGACCAAAACCTTCATCCCTCAGGATGATCGGACCCGGCCCGTGACCGTCACCCTATACGAGGCAGAGCGCAAGCGGGCGTTGGCTGCGTCCGACCTAATGCCTTATGCCCTTTCCGATGCGTCGAACGTCTTTCGACTGATCCACGAAGGTCTTTCTCTTGGGCACTTCGAGGGCAACGAGGCGGGAGTGATCAGTCTCGCAAGTATCTGTGCAGACCACTTCAAGAGGCTTGCCGAAAACGAGGGCGAACACCTTCAAATGCTCGCCCGCAGCTTGGAGAACCCCGCCCCTACCGAGGGCCAAAAGGAGCAATCGAAATGACCCTTTCCCGTGCCCAGAAAACCATCCTTCACGTCGCGGCTTCCAAGCTAAAATGGGACGACGAAACCTATCGCCTCGCCCTTGTCCGTATCACCGGCGTCACCACGTCAAACGACCTGGACCAGGCAGGATTCGAGGCGATGATGGGCTTCGCCGACTACTGCGGCTTCCGCCCCTTGGCCAAGGGCGCGCCGCGCTATGGCAACCGGCCCGGCATGGCGACCTTTGCCCAGATCGAACTGATCCGCGAGCTTTGGCGCGAGCTGCACGACCAGGTGACGTGCGACGATGAACACCTGACCGGCTGGCTTCTGAAATACCACAAGGTCAGCTCCATGCGCTTCCTGACCCTGGACGCAGCGCGCAAGGTGATTGTCGCCTTGAAGTCCTGGAAAGCTCGGCCGAGGCGCAGCGCGGCCTGACCAGGAGCAGACCAGGTGCAGGGGCGGGCCGAAGGGTCCGCCCCTTCTCATTGCGTAGGAAGGCCGGGAAAGGCCCTTTCCGTGTCCCGGCCTCCTCACCCCTCGGAAGACCGCCGACCCGTTTAATTTTCTCTCGTTGGCGTTTAATTTTGCAATCCAGCACCGCGAGTGTGCTGCCGCTTGACCGGAAGGCCCCCGGAGGGCATTTTCCAGACCAGCCGCGTGGTGTACCCCGATGGGCAAGGGGATGGGCCGCGACCCCGGTCGCGACCGATTGATGTCAGTTCGAGTCTGACCCTGCGCGGTGTATCCGTTCTGGCCTGCTCCTGGCGCGCTTGACCGATGGCCCGCACTAACGGCATGTCTTAGGGGCAGGCGTGACACGGTGATATTCTCCCGGCCGTAGCACGATCTTCGGATCGGAGCGCCATGCGGGGTTTCCGGGAAACCGGCGGGGAGGCCCCGTCGCCTGCGCCTTCCAAGTCACACCGCAAACGCTTGCGGATAGTTCGGCTCTTCCCTGCCTGTTACACCTTTTCCCAACCTCTGCGCGCCCCGCGCTGATCCCGGAAAAGGACTGACCATGCTCGTCAATCAGCAAGTGCTGGACCTCGCCTTCAAGGGCTTCAAGACCGTCGTTACCGACGCGATGATGGAAGCCCAGGTCTACGCCGACCAGATCGCCATGACCGTGCCTTCGGCGAGCCGCGACGAAACCTATGGTTGGCTCGGGTCCTTCCCGGCCATGCGCGAATGGCTCGGCCCGCGCAACGTCAAGAACCTGGTCGCGAACGGCTTCACCATCCAGAACCGCAAGTTTGAATCGACGCTGGAAATCAGCCGCGACGATATCTCGGATGACCGGCTCGGCATCTTCAAGCCCATGTTCGCCGAGATGGGTCAGGCGTCTCGGCGTCATCCGGAAGAGCTGGTCTTCGGCCTCTTGGCCTCGGGCTTCGCCACCAACTGCTATGACGGCCAGTTCTTCTTCGACACCGATCACCCCGTGACCGACGCGGACGGTGCGGTGACGCAGGTTTCCAACTTCGGCGGCGGCGCGGGCACCGCCTGGTATCTTCTGGATACCTCGCGCGCGGTGCGGCCGATCATCTGGCAGGAGCGTGAGAAGTACGAATTCCAGCAGCTCACGCAGGAAAACTCGGAATACGTCTTCCTCAATGACCGCTACCTCTACGGCATCCGGGCGCGGGTCAACGCGGGCTTCGGCCTCTGGCAAATGGCCTATGGGTCGAAGCAGACTTTGAACGCGGTCAACTATGCCGCCGCGCGGGCGGCCATGATGGGCTTCACTGCCGATGGCGGGCGCAAGCTTGGCGTCACCCCGTCGATCCTGCTTGTTCCGCCGTCCCTGGAAGAGGCAGCGCTGAACATCGTCAACACCGAATTCGGCGCGGCCGGGGCCTCGAACCCCTGGAAGGGCACCGCCAAGCTGATCGTCACCCCCTACCTCTGAGGAGCCCGTCATGGTGGCCTTGACTTCTGAACGCAACACACGACTCCGCATCGGCGACCTGCGGGTGGAACCGATGGCGGCGACCGTCAAGATTTGGGGCGGCTCGCTGGTGATGCGGAACGCGGCGGGCTACCTGACCAAGGGCGCGACGGCGACCGGCTGCGTCGGAGTCGGACGGGCCGAGAAGACGGTGGACAACACCGGTGCGGCCGGTGCCTTGAACGTCGAATACCGCACTGGCAGCTTCCTCTTTGCCAACTCGGCCGCTGGCGACCTGATCACCATCGCCGATGTCGGCAAGGCGTGTTTCATCGTGGATGACCAGACCGTGGCCAAGACGGACGGCACGGCCACCAGGTCGCGCGCCGGGATCGTGGACGCGGTCGAGGCAACGGGCGTTTGGGTCCGCATGGATGAGGCGCTGGCGCGGGCTGCATGATGAGCGGGCTTTCCCTTGCCACCTGTGACCTTGCCTTGCCCCCCGGCCAGGCGCCGGAATGGGTGCACCTGTTTCCGGGTGACGGTGAGGTCAAGGGACGCGACGGCCGCGCCTGGCAACTGGTAGACCCGTCCGCCCTGGTCCTCGCCTTCCAGTCGGCTGGGATCGACCTTCCGGTGGACTATGAACACCAGAACGACACGCCGGAAGCAAAGCTCAACGGTCCCGTGCCTGCGGCCGGATGGATCAAGGAGCTTCGCGCCGATGACGGCGGGGTGTGGGGCCGGGTCGAATGGACGGCGACGGCGGCCGAGCTGATCGGGCGCAAGGAATACCGCTACCTCAGCCCGTCCTTCCTCTTCCATCCCCAGACGCGGCAGATCGTCCGGCTCAAGGGCGCTGGCCTGGTCCACAACCCGAACCTGCACCTTACCGCCCTCGCAAGTCAGGAAGACGCGATGATTCCTCAGAAGCCCACCGACAAGCCTTCGGCCAAGACGGCCGCGAAGCCTGACCAGGGCAAGCCGATGGATGCAGCGGCCTTCGCGGCGATGATTGCCGAGCTGCTCGGACTTCCGCCGGAGACGCCGCCCGATGAGCTGCTTGCCAAGCTGAAGGACAAGATCGGTGGCGAGCCCGATCCGGCCAAATTCGTGCCAGTGGCGACGGTTCAGGCGATGCTGGCCGAGCGCAACCTTTCCCTGGCAACCGCCTCGGAAGAGCGCGCCAATCAGAAGGTTGCCGAGGCGCTGCGCCTTGGGCATATCCCGCCGTCCATGAAGGATTGGGCGACGGCGCTTTGCCGGTCGGATGAGGCGAGCTTTGACCGCTTCGTTGCCAGCTCTGGCCCGGCTTTTTCCCGCCTTCTGCAACCGTCGCATGTCGCTTCCGTCCCGCCCTTGTCCCGGCAGGACCGTGCAGGGTCAGACCTTGCCGACGCAATCTGTTCGCAGCTCGGCCTGAAACCCGGCTCGCTTGCCGATTGAAGATCAGGCGGGCGTTGATGCCGCCCGTCCGTTATGCCAGCCCGGGTTTCATGCCGATGGCCCCGAAGCTGGCATTGCCCCGCGCCCGTCTTTTCCTCTCCTGGTTGGGCGGGCGCGGGGCTTCAACTGCGTTCAGATAGGGTGCCTGTCCCGTGTCGCTGCCCGCTCTCCCCATGCCGAAGCCCACCGCCCAAGTAGAGCCCTTTTTCGAGGTGCTTGGGCCAGAATTGACGGTAACCTTTCTCTTGCAGTTCGGGGGGTCTCCAATGTCATACTCCCGCAATCCGCAGGGGCGTAGCGAAGTCGAAAAGCTGATCGGTCCAGAGAGGACCAGGAAGCTTGCCGAAAGCACAAATCGCGCACTTCAACAGAGGGTGCCGCTGGCCCATCGGTGGCTCGCCAAGATGCTGCACTGGCAGGGGCATTCCTACGCCTACATCGCCCGCACCTTGCGCGTCACTGACGTAAGCGTGCGGAGCTGGCTTAAGGAGCAGGTTCGATGATCAAGCTCGCGGTCGCAGAAGAGCGAGAGGGCGAAGTCTTGGATATCGTTTCCGAATGGATCGAAGGGCTGGCAAGATGAACTCGGAACCCGGCCAGATCGACCCCGCCTTGGTCCGGACTGCCATCCACCAGGCACGCGATTCCGCCCGCCAGATCGGCGACTTACAGGCCGCCAACGCCCGCACGATCCGGACCCTTGCGACGGCCCTAAGTCAGGCCATTAAAGGCCCTTCAAACGACCCTTCAACTGTGCCGCAAGGGGCAGCCGAACATCGCCGTGCGCACCGTTCCGGAGTACCATCGCGCATCGCCTCGGACCCTGAGCTTGAAGCTTTCATCCGTGCTCGCATCGGGCACCTGACATTCGCTCAGATCATCGCCGAAGTCGCCGCCAGCTTCCCGCCGAAGCGGCAGACCAGCATGTCCGCCCTAAGCCGCTGGTGGAAGGTCAATCGCCAAATCCCAGATGATCTCAGCTGATCCCGTTCCATCCGGGGTCTTCCGCCGTCAGACGGCCTCTTCCGGCTTCAAACCTTCTGACATTGCCTGTTCAGACCATGTGACAACACACACTGTCGGCGCGACGCGCAGGGTGGGCAATCTGCCCACGCAAACCTGCCGAAAATCCGGTGGGCAAACCTTTCGAAATGGTAAATGCCCGCGCGCAACCCTTTGATTTCACTTGCGTCAAAAATCTGTCCACCGTGGACACCAACGGCCGCGACAGCTTCGCCATCGCCTCGACGAAGGCCTCGTTCAGGTCCGTATCGATCCACCCCGGCGCGACCGCATTGCAGCGCACCTCACCCGAACGAAGCCACCGGGGCGCCGAACATCCCCTCGTCGGGCACCACGCCCAGGCCCGGACCTTCGGGCAACCTGATATGCCCGCCCTCGATCCTGACCCCGTTGCGGCGGTCGTAGTGCCCCTTGATGTAGGGCTGGGCGAGCCAGGCCCCCTCCATCAGCTTGGGCTGGACGGTCGCGCCGACATGGGTGCAGGCCGCGGCCATGATGTCGCCGCCCCAGCTGTCGTCGCAGGTGTGCGGCAGATTTCGCGCCTCGCAGATGTCTCGGAACGCCCGCATCGGATGCAGGCCGCCGATCCGCGTCACCTTCATCCCGAAGCCGTCCACGAGGCCGGTTCCCGCCGCGGTGATCACGGTGTTCAGCGAGGTCGAGTTTTCATCCATGTAGATCGCATGGGCGATTTGCGGTCGGATCTTCTGCAGATCCTCGATGGTGTTGCAGGGCTGTTCCATTACGAACGGAATATCCGGGCATTCGCGCGACAGCGTCAGCGCATCGCGGGTCGTCAGGCTGCGGTTGCCGTCGGCGGCAAGACGGACACCCTTGCCGCGCACCACCTCCCACACCTTCCGCATGGTTTCGACATCCACCTCCACGGGGCGCCCGCCGACCTTGATCTGCAGGCGGGTATAGCCCTCGGCGACCTTCGCGGCCGCAAGACGGGCCGTCGCGTC